GGGCGATGATGTCTTCCATCTTCATTCCCCGCGCTTCCACGACCGAGCGGAGCGTTTCGTAAACGTCGGCGCACTCTTCGAGGCTCCCGCCATCACTCTTCGTTTCCGCTGCTTCCTCGACCAGCTTTTCGAGGAGCCATTCCAGGCGTCCTGAAGGCGAGAGGATCACGAGGGCGGGCTGGTACCCGCGTTTGTGCATATCCTCGGGAATGAGATCCCGGATCAGCTTCATTTTTGGTTTGGGGCTCATGCGACCTCCGTGAGTCGATATTCAGGCTCACTGTCTTGGTTGAATTCCTGGCGGCACGCGCATCGGTGGGTCGGGCGATACCCCCAGAGGCTGTAAGGATCTCCCGTGGGCATCTGGAACGTAATCGAGACGCCCGCATTGCAATAGCCGTAAGGGGTATCGAATAGCTCCGCCGCTTCGGCGTCGTAGACGACCTGGTCTGGCTTTCCGCGCTTCCCTTTGATGATCTTCATCGGGAGTGGCGGGAAAAGGCTCTCCTGCCACCGAAGGTGGATGCATTCGTCGCAGTGAATCATCACGCCACCGCCCCGGCCGTCTCCGGCTCCAGGAAGTCGAAAAGCGTCGGTACGTTCATCTCCGCCTCCGCGGCTTTGAGATAGGAAACGCTGTCGGCCCAATAGCCCGCGTTGAGTTCGCAGCCGGCGCCTTTGCGACCGAGCTTGATTGCCCGCCAAGGTACGGTTCCGATGCCGCAAAACGGATCGAAGACGGTTTCGCCCGGATTCGTGTACCGTTCGATCAATCGATCGACGATATCGATTTGCAACGGACAGATGTGTTTCTCCCGGCCCTTGGCGGCTTGGAAGCTGTTCAGGGTCCGCATACGAGTGATGTCAGTCCAGATTTCCGGGTGATCCGAGTGGACGGGAATCAATGAGAAGTCGGTCGGCAGAATGCCTTCCTTGTCCAAAAACTCAGCCAGGCGAACATGGGCTCCAAAGTCATAAGGGCAATTCAGCGATCGCTCTTCGTACAATCGGTAGACCGATTTCATGTTGAGGCCCCGGAAGTCCTCGTGACTGATCATCGTGTTTCCATTCGATCGCCACAATCCGTCGGCGTCGATCTGCCACCTGGCTAGGGAGTACTCCTCCTTGGTCTTAACCACGGGATTGTCGGCGTAACCGTTGTTTGCTTCCGTTGGCGCCTTTCGAAAGACCAGGACGTACTCGGGCATTCCGAAGCCCTTGACGGTTCCGTCTTTGCATTGCTCTGTCCAACCGAGTCGGTAGGTCTGGTTGTTCTCTCGAACGACATCCGTCTTGATCGTCACCATCCCGAGGAACGTGAAGCCGTGCTCCAAGAAGTGAAGAAGCGTGTGACAGTGGAAAGGCGAAACGGTTGGATACTTGAGCCCGGTCATTGCCCCTGGCACGATCCGGTCTTTCACATGGACAGCGCAGATTCGCCCTGGCTGCAGGATGCGAAGGAGATTGGACGTCAGAAAGTCCATCTGCTCAAAGAAGTGGGCTTCATCATCCGTGTGGCCAAGGTCGTGATAGGAAGGCGTGTACTCGTATTGAGTTGAGAACGGGATCGATGTGAGGATCATCGAAACCGAGTCGCTCTCCATTTCGTTGCACTCAAGAATGCTGTCGTTGCAGACCAGCTTCCAGGATTGCCCCGAGGCCTCTTTTCGCTCGGTACCCATCGATCTCGTCAGGGATTCCGCCATCGCGATGCCACAAAGACCGAACTGCTTGACGATCGCGGTCATGGTCGCAACCAACTCGATGTGTTGGCGCCACTTCGCTTCCAGGATCTCTCGGACTCCGCGTTCGGCTTCCGAGTAGATCAGATCGACGCGGACCGTGTTCTTTTGACCAAATCGCTGAAGGCGGTGAATCGCCTGAATGAAGTCGCGGAATTTGAACCCGATGCCGAGGAATATCTCCCATGAGCAATGGCGCTGGAAGTTGCATCCGCCGCCGAGCATGACCGGCTTGGCCGCGAGCTCTGCGATCTCTCCGTTTCGGAACCCGATGATCGCTGCTTCCTTCTTCTCATCCGTCTGAGAACCGTAGACCGATACCGCGGTCGGAATAGCAGCTTCGATGGCGCGCCGTTCGTCCTCCAAGTCGTGCCAGATAAGCCGATGCGCATCCGGATCCTCGTCTCGAAGTTCGAGCATCTTGGCGACTCGCGCTTCAAGGCTGATTCGCTTCTCGCGAGATGCTTGAACTACTCCGACGGCATCGTCCTTAAGCAGCTTTCCTTGACCAAGCTTCGTCGGCTCCGCGGTCGTGTGGTCGGTTGGAACTTCGTGCCATCTAACATCAAGCTCCGGAAGGACATAGCCTTCATCAGAGAATCCGAGATCCGACGGCTTAGAGACAAACAGTGCCCACGACGCGACCCACAGCCAGAACTCTTCGACCTTGTGTGGGTGAAGGGTTAAGTCATCGGCATTCTCGGAGTTGCGCTTAAAGAACCGGGTTCGCGATTCCCAGATATCCATGACACCAAGAAAGTGAGCATAGGCAATCAGCTCCTGCAGATCGTTGGGACTTGGTGTGGCCGTCGCAACAAACCGGAACGGGATCTGTTGCATCGGGCCGAAGAGGAACTCACCAAATGTCTTCGATCCAAAGGACCGGAGCACGTCAGCTTCATCGAGGCTCACTGCTCCAAAGAGGGTTACGTCGATCTTTCCTTCTCGAACTGATTCGTAGTTCGTCAGATAGATCGGCTCTTCACTCGTGACCTCTTCGCTTGACTGAATGAACTGAACCGAGACGGCGTAGTCTCCGGAGAAGTACTCGAGGGCGTCGAGAACGAATTCTTGTCGCACCCCCAAGGGCAGGACGATTAACCGCCGGCATGGTCGATGCTTCCCGATCAAACGCATGGTTTCGAGCTGAGCGCAGCTCTTGTGCAGGCCGAACGATGCGAAGAAGGCGCGGCGGCCGCCTCGAAGCGCCCAGGCGACCATTGCTCGGACAAAGTCCTTGACGTTAGGATTCATCTCGGCCGGGTCGACATCGAAGCCGCTACCCTTGTCGAGTTTGATCTTGGCCTTTAAGAAGCCCTCGTACTGCGAAAGATCTTCCCTTGGGCTCATCGGACTACCTCCATCCATCGCGCCCGTAGGTCACTAAGGGATCGGTCGTTTTCCTCTTCCGACCGCTTTGACGAGAACGTTACTACTTCGTCGACTGTGCGAGGCTTTAGCAGTACGTCGCCGGGAACCCAGTCGGGTTCCCCTTTGTCGTAATCGTAATTCTCAATCCGCACATAGTCGTCTTCTGATCCAAGGAAGATGTCACTGGAGAATGTCTTGACGAGAGACTTTTTCCCTGGCTCGGCCTTGATTAGTTGAACGGGATATTCTGAAATGATCGTTGTTGCACGATATTCAAGCCGATCTGTTGCAGTTAACGAGAATAGGTTAACGGTCCGCTCATACACTTCAACGGTTGGCGATGTCAGAAATCCATAGAAGTCATTGGTCGTCGAGCTTTCTCGAAAAATCCGACCGTCCCAATAGTAGGCGAAATGTGTTTCGCTTTCTCGAAGCCAATAAATCTCCATGGAGAATCGCACCAGCCTCCGAGAACCCGGCAGGTCTCCCTCGGCCCATCGTGCCAAACGGACCGTTTCGGCGAACATTGGGCACGAAGTGTAGTGTTCGGAATTAGAAGCGTGCATGTGCCACCTCCTGAACCATCTCAAACTCAGCCTCGAAGTCCTCGATCGGACCAATCCATCGAGAGCGGATGCCGTGTTGTTCCATCTCGGCTTTCACGCGTATGCCGTTGCGGATCTCAGAAACCTCCGCAACCGTGTAGATATGCGAATCGTGCCGGGAGCATTTCTTGCGCCACTTGCTGTTCACTTCCACCATGGGAAACCTCCTTGTAATTTCGTTCGGATTGGGGCTGACCCACCGGCGAGTACTTGTTGCCGTCGATGGTCACCCACTTGCCGCCAGGGGCGGCATATAGCCGCGTCTTCGTCACGGGGTCGATGTAGACGATCCGGGTCGGTGTGTTCACGACTGATCGCCTCCACTCACGCGCCGGTATTCGTCGGGATATCCGGTTGGCTCAAGGTCCTTGACCTCTTTCCAGAAATCGTTGGCCGATAGTGCTTCCCAGCAGTTCTGGCAAAGACCTAGGTCGGATCCGGTCGAGTCACACGGGCGAAACGGTTCGTCGCACTCCTTGCACCGCTGGCTGTCACCCCGGAAGGGAGACATCTGATTGCGGTCGCGTTCGGCGAGAGCTGCTTGCGTCTCCGGTCGAAGCATCGATCGGTATAAGTCTTGATCGAAGTCGAGGGTTAGCACCCGCGCCGGAGTCGGCTTAGGGCCATCGAGGTTAGGCATCCTTGGCCACCCCCGGAAACTCATTCCACTCGCGGCCGTCGAGAAGTCGACCGGCAGCCTTCTTGCCTACTCGGCGGGATTCGCCATGTGGAAGTTCGGCCAGGACGATTCGACCCGTTTCGGTGTCAGCCTTCTCGTAGTAAGGCGAGTGCTCTCCCCATTGCTTGAAGAAGAAGGGGACGCCAGCCGCTTGGCATTGATCCCGAAGAGATCTTGCCCATTCCAACTGCATCGGTCTTGCGCCGTGGCCGGATTCTCCGCCACAGATCACCCAATGAATCCTTAAGCTCTCGAAGAAATCCTCTCCCCCTGGGATGCCGCCCCACATTCGTCCCGTCAAGGGATCAAAACCAAGGTTTGGGTCATCAGGGAAGAGATCCGTCACCACTAGTTCACCAACAAGTGGCTCACAGCTCAGGAAGCGAACCGTTGCCGGGCAATGAATCAGTGCCCGAACCCGCTTCAGGAATTGCTCCTGGTTCTCGACCGACGTTCCTAGCCAAACGTTAGGCAGTGGCCATTTGACTGCTTCTGACGCTCGTCGAAACGGTTCCGGGCTCTTGGGCTCTTTGAACTCGCGAAGGGTGTTTACGAAGACCATGGATCGGAACTGGTCAACGTTGACTTGGTTCAAGTACTCAGCCATCCGCTCCGGACGCTTTGTTAGAATTTGGAAGGAGTGTTCGGGGCAAAGTGCCATCACCGCGAAAACCTGGTCGATCACTTCAAACGGAACTGACTCATGGAACAGATCCGCCATCGAGTTCACGAAAATCCGCCTCGGTGACTTCCATCGAAGCGGAAGAGTCAGCACACTGTCGATGACCGCGATCAGGTTGTTCCACTGCGGCAACGCCTTGTCGTTTTCGCCGGCAGCGCGGTCTTTGCCGTTCTCCCACTTCACCACGTTGCGATAAGCGGCCTGGACATCGGTCAAGCCCTTTCCTTGGCGCAATGCAGCTTGGGCAGCGTTCGCGATCCTCGCCGCCATCGTCATGGCGTAGCAGTTCCGACAACCTTCGGAGACCTTCGAACATCCGACGATGGGGTTCCAAGTGGCGTCCGTCCATTCGATTTTGGAGTTGTTCACTTTGCGCCTCCCGCGTACAGTTCTGCGTTCTCTCGAACCCAGGCTTTGAACTTCTCGGGCGTGGCGCTCTTGACAAGGTGAGTGGCCAAGGGGAAAGCAAGTTCCTCCTTGATGGTCTTGGCCGTCAGGTCCCTTTTCTTGAAGACGACAACTTGTGTGGGATCAATAGGGAAAACCTGAAACCCGTACTCGGACTCAACCACCCTTAACTCGCATTCATTCCAGCTTCGTTTGTAGCTAAGGACCAGGAACAACAACCCTTCAAATCCGTCCACCGAAAATGCGTACAAGCACTTTTGGTCAACCTTCGATCGATTAGGGAACTTTGTGGGTATTGCTTGTTCGATGATCCCAACGGAAATGCCTTTGAGACCTGTCTGTTCTTCGATCTCTTTGATCTTCTGATGCAGAAGTTCCCGCGCCTTTTCAGGGTCGTCTGGCCGGAGTTCACTCTTAGTGAAAAATGAAGGTTGAAACTTCTCCCACTTGCCTTTATCTTTCGGTTTAATCTCAACCTCGAACATCCCGCTCAAGGACATTGCGTTCGCGAATTTCTGAGCAGGCTTTGGCTCTGGACACGAGCACTCTTCTGTCTGGATGTTCGGATCCATCCACATTCGGAGAAACTGAAGCCCAGCGGCCTTCGCAATGGGCTCCATCTGAGCGATCGTTTCTTCCGCCTCTCTCCCGCTCCCGACGATGGCTTTGCAAGCGCCACACATTATGGCGATGTCGATGTACTTGGCACTCATCGAGACACCTCCTTGCGGAACTTCGCAGCGTCGGAATCCGAGAGACCCGCCGCCTTGAGTTCAGCGATGAGGTCCTCGGTGTAGTGGTCAGGAAGAGGCGCCACGGCGGGAAGCAGGGGCTTTCTCCCGTCCTGGGGAATCAGGACGACGATAGGAGTAGCGGGCGCAACTGGTGCGGGCGACTGCTTGGAAATCTTGTCGAGGCTCATGCCGATTCCACAAAGCTGGACACAGATGCAACCGATTAGGAACAGGAGGATCGCGTGCTTCATTTGATCCTCACGTGAGTGCCGCGCTCACCGAGTTTTGCGAAGTCGAGGGGGATTTCGCCTTCGAGGTCAGAACGGATCGCCTCAAGGTCAAGCTCTTTCTTGATGATCACGTAGGCCGGAGGCAACGTCTCGGGGTCTGGCTCTTCACCACCGGTCCATTCGATGGGCGTTGCCCCACCGTTGTTTTGAACCCAGACTTTGAATCGCCTGGTCTCCATCTTCGTGTTGGAGGTCACAGACATGAAGTCGTTTAGGCGCTTCTTGAGTCGCTTGGCGTTGTTCTCGTCGGTCTCGGCCAAGGACTTCAGGCGCTTGGCCTCTTCTGCTCGAATCTTGGCCCGGGCTTCCATCGTTTTGATCAGGCCGCAATAGCCGTCGATCTTGTTGTTGAGGTCCTCGCCGACCTTCTCGAAGTAGGCTTCAAGAGCCTTGCGAATCTCTTCGTCGGCTTCGTCAGAGGGAAGGTGATCGAATGCGTCGAATATCTGTTCGAGCTCTTCTCCGATCTCAAAAATGTTCTGCTTTCGAACGACGACGCCGTCGGTTGTTGTTGGGATGCTGGACATAACAAACTCCTTCAGGTGATGGCTAGGCGCTCATCGCCCCCATCTCGGTCAGGGCCGTTTCGATCGCTTGCTTGGTCGTTTCGATTCCCCAGTGCTCCAGGGACTCTTTCGCGCGATCGATGGCGGTTTGCTTGTGGTCGCTCTCGGAATCGGGAACGAGCATCCCCGTGGACGTCTCATAGACAGCCCATCCGTAAGAGCTTCGAGCGACGAAGAAACTAAACTGGTCGAAGTTCTCGAACTGGACGGGAGCCGCATCTACGGCGGGCTCCCAAGTGCGCAGGTCGGGAATGTAGACCTGGTACATCAGGCCTCCTGCTCCTCGCCCGATTCAAGCCGGTCGGCTTCGGCCTCGCATTCGGTTACTATCCGACGCCAGTATTCGGCACGCTTTTCGTGGTACTCCGCCTGAGCTGTGGCGAATGTCACCATTCGGCGATGTGATTCGGCTTGCCGCCAGGACGAACCTTGAGCGAGACCCTCCTTCATCGGATCCCACCTCCAAACGGTAAGCGGTCATATCGACCGACTTCGTAGCCCTTGGCAACGCCAAGGTTGTAGGCGAACATCAGGGCGATGCCGAGGACCAACGCGGTGATGGTGAGAACCGAGATTTGGAATTGCCGATCGCGCCTGGCTTTTGCGATCGCACGTTCAGCCATCTGCATTTGGATGAGTTCCCTCATCGCAAACGCTCCGGAACTTCGTTCCAGACATCGATATCGATGTGCCGTGACCAGCGCGTGCGGCTCGAATTGCAGTTGACGCAAGCGATTCGGTGCCCGCCTCGGTAGGCACGAACCTCCCGGCTCTGCATGTTCTCAATCAAGAAGCGATTGAGGGTGAGGGGGTCACTTACGATGACCTTGGTGCCACCCTTGAAGTCGGAACCAACCCAGCAGACAATTGGCTTGCCGATCTCCTGGGTTGTGTGTCTCTGTGTGAAGTTGGACATTGATTGATTCCTCAGCCGTGTCAGCGGCTACAGAATCAATCTACCACACCTTTGCGCAAAACGGTATAAAACTTGCGCACAATTTTGCGCAAAGTCTATTCTGAGAGAATGAGCCCACCTGGATCTGAGTCCATCGTTTCTCTTGCGCCTTTCGTTCGATACCATCCAATGAGGTAACCAAGGAGCTGGTGATCATCGATCGGAGTAGGTGCGTACGTTGGGTTAGTTGAGATCATCATCCATTGCCCATCGCGCCACTCAAGCGTCTTAACCCGGAGCCCACCATCCTTAGATTTGAGCAGGAATGTGAACCCCGGCCGCGGCTCTCTGTACTCTTTGAAAACAGCGACCATACCTGGCTGAAGAAACGGCATCATGGAGTCCCCACGGACAATCCATCCGAAGCCGCCAAGTCCGGCAAGCCTCTCTGGCACAAGGATCGATGACTCATCGATATCTACGTTGTAGGCTCCTTCTCCAGCTTCAACTTCACCTACTACGCGGATAGGCTTCATTGGCGTACCTGAAAGGCTAACGATCTCCCCATCGCTGTCAGGTTCGCTCTTTGGCCAGGTCTTGGGCAGCTTCATGACCTTGCGAAGGCGGTCTAGGCTCGCCTCGTCCGGGCTGGTCCTTCCAAGCTTGTAGTTCCGAAGGACGTCATAAGAGATATCTGCCCTCTTAGCGACCTCCTTCGCGCTGAGTCCTTCACTCACTTTCACATCGGCCAGGGCACGTGCTATTGCTCTTGACACTTCCACCTCTCCTTTTTTGCGCAAACCATTAAAAGAATTCCTACACTCTATACCATTTTGCGCAAAGTGGTGTATCATCTGGGCATGTCTGAAGCGACAAAACCCAGCACCAATGGCAGGCCCGACAAGTGGTCGAAGCATCGGGAGCATGTGTGGCAAATGCGTCGCGACAATCCGGACATCTCTCCGAAATCTATCGCGGAGACGTCTGGCGTTCCGTTGCGCCGCGTGTACGAGATGCTCAAATTCATGCCCGATCAGGAGGGGAATTGAGCACACGACAAATGAGAAAGGCCGGAGGTGCTGACACACCTACCGACCTCATGGTGAATTTTGAGGTTGAAACCAACCCAACTTCGGCTATTAGCGTAGCACAGGTTTCTGCCTCCACGACAACTAAGGAGGAAAATCATGGCGGCAAGTAGCCCCGTGGATTTATCGAAGATCGGTCCGCAGAGAGCGACCATCACCATTACCGAGATCACCGACAAGGACAAGCTCGCGTTCATCAACATCGAAGGGTTTGGGAAGCCGCTCAAGGTCTGGAAGTCCTCCATGACCAAGTTCGCGACTCCTCTTGAAGTCGGCGCTACGGCGGAAGCCGAACTCGACGTCAAGGCTGGCAACTACGGCAACGAAGCGTTTATTACGACGTTCGGTGGGCCCAATAAGAGTAGCGGAGGTTTCGCAGGCAAAGGTGGCGGAAACACTCGGTCATTCACGCCAAAGACTTCTGCGGAGATCCACTCAGCGAGTATCGCGGTGATCGTCAAGACGGCCATCGAATCAGCGATGCAAATGCGCCTTGAAGATCTCGAAGTGAATATCGAAAGGATCGCCGCTGTCGGACTGAAGTGCTTCACGCAAGGTTTGAAGCAAGTCGAGCAATGCGCTCCCGCACCTGCGCAACGAAATGATCGATCGCAAGCAAAACCTCAAGCATCCGACGAAAGCAAGAAGCTCGCCAAGGATTATTGGAATGACGGCGGTGGCACTCAAGCCGAGCTCACCGAACTGATCGAGATTTGCAAGGCCAAGGGCTGGAAGTCCTCGGATCGGATCCTGCAAGGCAAATCAGCAGGGATGACACCTAGTCAGATCCTTGTCCGTGCCCGTACGGAGTCGAACCAGGGAAAAGCTGAGCCGGGAGGATTTCGCAATTGCGTGAAATCCACGCCCGGCGCGCCTGCTATTCCCGAAGAAACTCCCGATTCCGTGATCGAATCCATTCTCGCCGAGTGTGAAGATCACGGCTTCGGATTCGATGAGATTTGCGAGATCATGCATTGGCCGACCTTCGCCCTTCATGGGGCGGCCTGCTCCCGGGAGTACTCCCGGGTTCTCGGTCGCACGATCTCAAAGCCGACTCAACTCACGGAGCATGACCGCTATTGCCTGCACAGGTGGGCGTTGCGGATGGTCCGCGGCCTGGAAGAGATTCCCTTTGCCTTCCAGGCTCATTCAAAAGCCCAAGAGCGCCGACGCGCACAGGAAACCACCACGGAGGTGGCTTAGATGGAACACACACAAGATTTTGCATCCCTCGCCATGGAAACGTTGAAGAAGAACGGTTACAAGTTCACTCTTCCACGTCACGCGGTAGTGTCGGTATTAGCCTCCCTTGATGTCGCGGTCAGCGCTCACGAGTTGTACGCGATCCTCCAGGAGCGCGGAAAGCGCGTCGATTGCGTGAGCGTTTACCGCATCCTGGAAGTCCTTGAGGAACTCAGTCTGATCTACCGGATCGGAATTCTTGACCACCGGGTCTATCGCAGATTCAACCGTGAGGCTGGGTTTGTTCTCGTGAACCGGGACACGCGCAAGGTCTTGGAACTCGATGGCCTGGGACCCTGGGAAACCTACTTCGCCGCACGATGCGCGGCTCATGGCGTTCACTTCAAGCGCTATGTCATCGAAGTGGAAGTGACCGGCGATTGCGACGCGAGTGCAGATGTTCACTGTGAAACATCAGGCTGGCAATGAAAGGACTCGTCCTCACGATCAAATTGCCTCTGCCTCCGGCAGGGGCTTCCTCAAACTCCCGAAGTCACTGGTCTAAGGGAGTTAAGGACAAACGGGATTACCGCCAAGCAGCTGAGCTGTTCTGTACTCAGGCGATACGCGGGATCTCGACCAAGACACCGTTGCCATTCGCGAAGCGCGTTCGCGTTTCTTCCGAGTGGTGGCTAGGACGACGATTGCCGCAGGATGGGCGGTATCGCCCTCGTGATGTGCAAAACGCCGTGTCCGCACTGAAAGCCGCCTTCGATGGGCTCGTAGACGCTCAACTGGTCAAAGACGACAGCGCCCAGTACTTCGAGCTCGGTCGTTGTGTGCTCCATTCCGCCAAGGATAGCGGGACGCGGGGCGAAGTGGCGTTGACCATCGAGGTGCTGGAATGATTAACGTTCAGAACCTGTCGGAGTGCGTTGGGAAGTACTACCGCCAAGATGCCACGGGAGTCGTGTGCAAGGTCGAAAGCCTGCGGAAGCCAGGCGAAGGGGTATGGCTCCGATTGGTCGATGGGAATGGCGTCAATGTTAATCCCCTGAACTCTCTTGGCTCAGCGGGGGATCGGGCATTTTTGTCCGGTTTTACCGAGGTTCGGCTGATCAAGCATTGGGTCGAAGTTGAAGACCCCACCGTAGGAATAGCCGCTGACGTTGAGAGGCTCCGCCCTGTTCTGCGCAGGTCACTGCTTTCGAAGATGTCCGACATCTCTGAAATGTGTTGGGCTGCTGGGTGGATGTCAGGAATCGAGGATGCTTTGTGGGAGTGCATCACTGGCAAGCGAAAAGAGTGGGGGATGTTCGCACCATCAGTCCAGGAAATCGCAGACATGCGCCAAATCGCGCTGGTTATCAAAGAGTGGCCTGATCCCAATAGCGATGGCTTTGCACAGTTGAGCCCTGAAAAGCTGGCTGAGATCACTGAAGCGATGGAAGCGGATTCCACGCCATTCGCTATCCCTGGTTGCATTTACGAATCCGAGGGGCTTCTTTGGGTTGTTGGTTCAATCCACCAAGACGGACGAGTTGAATATCACCAGAAGGGCGATGCGGGAAGATCGTTTGTCATGGGCCCCGATGACTTCGAGAAGGTCTTCAAGAAGGTGGAGAAATGAGGAAGCCTGATGGAACGCGAATGACACTCATCGAGCAGCACATGAATGTGTGCCGTCACTTCACTGGCACTTGGGGGAATACACATTGTGCCGCTGGAGTTGAGTACGCGAAGTTCGAGACGATGGAAGGAAAAGGGCTAGCGCGGTGGCCATGCCGTGCAAGCAACAGCAGCCCTAACCATTGTGAGCATTGCTCGTATCACACGCAAGAAGAAGCAGAGGCTCGCGAAAAGCGATACGAAGAATCATTTCGGAAGACATTAATTGCTCGTAAGGCGATCATCAAGCATTGCGGCAATAAAAGATCGGTGTCAGGTTCATTGCCATGCCCGGCTTGTAACGCGGGAACGCTTCAATACAGCCGAGCTTTCAACGGGCCTGTCCATGCCGCTTGTTCAACGCCTGGATGCGTGAGGTGGATGGAATGACTTCTCAGCAAGAATCCACCCTCCTCCACACGTTGGGGCTCGACCGTCAAACCACGTCCTATCGCAACTACTACTGCGCGAATGCGGACGGTGACGAGATCTGCGACCAGTTGGTCTTTATGGGTCTCATGCGGGTCGGCACTTGTGACGATATTAGCCGCTATTACATCGCCACCGATAAAGGCATCGAGAAGGCGAACGAGCTAGTTTGGAAGCGGATCGAGGCTGACAGAAAGCACAAGAAGCCATATCAAGCCAGGCCAATTGGATGGACAGTGTGGAGCAATACCACCTTTTGGGCAGAGACTCGTTCCAAGGCTCGTTATATGGCCTTCTTGTGGTTGCGCCAAGTCGCCCCGGACATTCAGATCATCGAAGTCGATGTCCGGAGGGCCCGATGAGGCTGGCCAATGCCGAGATGGTGCCTCTCCACTCCCTAGAGATGGAGATGAGCACGCTGGGGTCGATGATGCTCAGCGAACAAGCCGCGGAGGAGGTCCTTGGGATCCTGGATGCCGACGACTTCTACCGCCCGGCCCACCGGGAGATCTTCCGCGCCATCCGGTTCTGCGTCAACCGAGCAGTCCCGCCAAGTCTTGAGTTCGTGATTCAGCAGCTTCGCGACACGGAGATTCTCGATAACATCGGTGGAGAGGACTACGTCCTACAGGTCGCTGAGTATGTACCAAGCCCGTCCAACGCGGCGTTCTACGCGCGTGACGTTGCCGAGAAGTCGATGCTTCGTCAACTGGAGCAGGCTGGACAGAACATTGTCGGCGTTGTCCACGACGGCGATAGTGGCGATGCCAGCGAGAAGCTCGACAAGGCCGAGCAACTCGTCTTCGAAGTCGGACGCAAGCGGACGGGAACCTACTTCAAACACGCAAGCACTCTGGCCAAGAACTTCTTCATTGATGTCGATAACCTGATCGAAACCGGTGAACCCATGGTCGGTCTTTCGAGTGGGTTCTCCGATCTCGACAAGATGACCACCGGCTTCTACCCTGGAAACCTGGTCATCGTCGGCGCCCGTCCATCGATGGGTAAGACGGCGCTGGTTTTGGATTTTGCCCTCGCAGCGGCGAAGAGTGGTAAAGGCTCGGTTGCCATCTTCTCACTGGAAATGAGCGGTGAGCAGCTCATCCGCCGAATGGTCTCAATGGTCAGCGGCGTGAACTCGCACGTCCTCAAGAATCCGTCGCTTTCGATGGACACCTATAAGAAGCTCGCGGACGCTTGTGACAGCATCTACACGCTTCCCATATACATCGACGACGCGTCTGATCTCACTCCCCTGGACATGCGCGGCAAGTGTCGGCGCCTTCAGGCGGAGACAGGACTGTCCCTTGTGGTGATCGACTATCTCCAATTGATGCGCGGAGCCAAGAAGACCGAGAACCGCACACAAGAGATTTCGGACATCGCAAGGTCGATCAAGTCCATGGCCAAGGAACTCGGCGTCCCCGTCGTCGCGCTTTCTCAACTAAACCGAGGTGTGGAGTCGAGAGAGGATAAGCGGCCGGTTCTGTCGGACATTCGTGAATCTGGATCGATCGAGGCTGAGGCGGACCTGGTGATGCTTCTTTACCGTGACGCCTACTACAAGGCCAAGGAAACGAAAGAGACTCCGGATTACAACCCCGACGCCGTCGAGGAGGCGGAAATCATCATCGCAAAGCACCGAGACGGTCCCACGGGCAAGGTCATTCTCGGTTTCCAATCAGCTTATGCCCGGTATCGAAATCTCTACGGAGGGAGAGACTAACAATGGCATCCGAATCTCGCTGGAACAGACAGAACGTCGACTATTACTTTGACCCCGATGACCCTTGGCTCACCGACTTGCCTTGGTCCGTCGGCTCTTGCTGGCATGTGTTCCTCCTTCATGTAAGGACCCACGGGAACAAGCGAGGCCTGTGCCCGGTCGTCGCCGCCTCGATGATCGCAGCGCCATACCGGATTCCGCCGGCTGACATGGTCGCATGTCTTGAGGCCGCTGAACGTGGAGGAGCTCTTAAAGTTGAGAAAGGGCACTGGGTCGTCACTCGCTGGGAGAAGTCTCAAACACCGGATGCCAAGCGTGTTCAAAACAGACGCAAGCGAAATTGTCCCGGACAAACGGCAGTTGTTACGGACAATACCGGACAAGTCGCGGAAACCAAAAGCGAATCTGTTTCAAATAGCTCTGAAATTGTTACGGACAATTCGGACTTGTTACGGACAACCGCCACTTGTTCGGATTCTCTGTCGCGTGACAGCAACAGCAACAGTAATCCCCATACTGCTGACGCAGTATTGCCCCAAGGGGCTGATGCAGCAGCAGCGGATTCGCCCTGGTGGGCTGACCATCCGGATCCGCTTGTGGCTTGGACTGGTGAGCAGATTTCAGCCATCCCGAAGTTCCAGAACTGCCGGCGCCCTCCGACCGCGGCGAGGGTTGACCGTGTTGTCGATCGATTGCGCCAAGAGGCCCCCGACGAGGAGGTGATTCGCGGCTTCGTGATGGAGTTCGCCGAGTTCCACACCGACCACCCCAACGAGTTCGGGAAGGACGATCCTGTCGGCATTTTGGACAACCGGATTACCGACTTTCTGCCCCGGTGGCGCAAGGTGAAAACTCAGCTCACCGAGGTCTCCGGTGGCGGTAAGAAATCCTCGCCAAACCGGCCCCTCTTGGAGGTCCTCGGCCCCGTTGCCGGAGTTGACTTCGAGGAACGTGTCGTGGGTTTAAGAACGTCCAAGGTCAGCAAACGCGAGGTACCCGTCACAGAGCGGTTCAAGCCGGGAAGCGATGAGCCATTTGACGAGGCGGAGTGGTGGCAAGGCAAGGTGGTGACGGCATGACGTGGACCGCGCAGCAAGTCTTGAGAGCCTATGGCCGACACCAACTCCCGCGGGTCGGAAGGATTGGTCCGAAGGGCTACGACAACCAAACCCCAGGCCCGGACGTCAACTTGATCGCCTGGCTGTACGTGGTCACGTGTCGAGGCTATGGCCGCTGCGAACACTGGTTGAAAGCCCGCTACGTCCTCAATCGAGAGAACTTGGACCCCTATGCGGAATCGAGGATCGATCGATTCGAGTCACTTCTTGCGGTAAAGCTCCGTGAGAGTCCATTTGATCCAGACACCTTCGAACGCGAGGATCCCCGCGGGAACGTCCGGTTAGCCAAGATCTCGGTTCGCGATGCGGCATTCATGGCAGGAGTCTCGATGCGGACGGCTCAGCGATGGTGTGTTCCTGGATCAAAGCTGATCTACGAATGGCGTGGAAAGCGCTTGTACGTCCGAGTCGGCGAGCTTTTGGACATCATAGCGGCAAAAGAGCAGAACCGATATTGGAATGGAAATCGAAGAAAGTCCTTGCATTCTAAGAAAATCGCGTCATAATGTCCGTAGTTGAGCGTCGCGTTTAAGCCCGTGGCGTTGCCCGAAGCCCCTCTCTCCTGAGATCGAGGGGCTTTTTTGTTACCGACTTCCCGCTTGAGTTCTCGGCCAGGCCCTCCACCCTCTGCTGCCGGCGAAAGCGATCGTTGCGACCATAACCGCGGCGTAAGAACTCGGCGAGCCTTCCAGTTTCCTCCTGAAAGCGCACAGGAAGGCAAACCAATTTCTCAGCCAGCCCGACGGGTGCTTCAGGCACCTAGCGGGTATGACCAGGGCCGCCCTGAAGGATGCTCAGAGCGCGGCCCCTCCTTATTGATCACCATGCCAATCGCTAAGGTCATCGATCTCTCGCACCATAACGATGTCCAGTTTGGACTTCTGAAGAAGAACGGTGTCGAAGCCGTCATCCTCAAAGCGACCGAAGGGACATCCTACATCGATCCCACGTTTGTCGATCGAGTGAAGCGGGCGAAGAGTGTCGGCCTGCTAGTTGGCGCTTATCACTTCATGACCGGCGAGGACCCGGTGAAGCAGTGGGCGCATTTCCACGAAGTCGTTGACCCATACCGTCCCTTGGTGCTTGCGCTCGACTACGAAACAAGAGCGGCGGGCAATAGCCCGACGGCTGATGTACTCGACGCGATGGTCGGACTATCGCTCAAGCAGATCTATCGCCATCCTCTTCTCTATGGTTCTGACAAGCTGGTTAAGGTCCTCAAGCCAAAGAACTGCCCGAAGCAGGTAACCGAGTGTCCTCGTTGGCTGGCACGTTATGGAGACAGACGCCCCGAGCTCCCATGCGACCTCTGGCAGTTCAGCGAGAGCATCAAAGTTGGCGAGCAAGGGCCATACGACGCTTCCGATTTAATCAATTCCCGATATGGATCCGTCGCCGCCTTTTGGCGTCGCCAAGAGATTTAACAATTTGGCCCGTGAGCCAAAGCACCTAAAGCAACGCAGATCATCGCCCTCGCCCGGCTGGTCCAAAGGCGAGGGCACTTTTTGCCATGGCAATCAAACCTCCAAATCGTCCCGTTCAGAGCCGAGAGGCATTGAACAAGATCATCTCTGATCACGTGGCCAGGGACAAGAAGTCCAAGGTCGCCCTTGTTGGGATTCGTGGATTCTTCCGTGACTCCATGGGGAAGCCGGGCAAGAACGATCGCGGAATCTACGACGATGCCATCTTCCTGGTGACGCCCGACTCCGTGCTCGCATTCAACGCGAATACGGATCCAAGCGTGAGCCGCAAAGGGATAGCCGTTCTCAATCCCGGTGTCCACTGGTACAAGAAGGGACGCCACCGAATCAGTCGCCCGCCAAGCTATCCAGCTCTTCGCCCAGCGACACCAGGCGAGAAACTCCCCGTTACTCGTGATGGCGTTGGTCAATCAGAAGGCGTCGCGATCAACATCCACAAAGGCTCGTACAACTCGACGAGTTCTGAAGGGTGCCAGACGATCTATCCCGATCAGTGGGATGAGTTCATCGACTCGGTCTATCACGCCATGGACGCTCAGAAGCAGGCTGAGATCCCTTACGTCTTGATCGTCAAGCCTGATCTGTCATGACCATCCAAGAGACAGCAAAGGTTGAACACGATGAGGACCTCATTGCGTGGATAGGCCTAGATGAATTGCGGAATGCGGAATCATGCTTTGATCGCGACTTAGCCCTCATCTACCTGGCCGAAACATCCCGGGGCGTGAGTCATTCCCTCAACACCGTAGACATCGACGACTTCCGTTAATCGCCATGCACGAAGCACTACGACTGTTTTTGCCACTCCCAGAGTTCCTCAAAAAGCTCTTTGCGGACGCCTGGCTGTTAAAAGGTCTCGCGGGGATCCTCGCCGCCATTCTTGACTACACCATCCCTATGGCATCGAGAGATATCGCGTATACCGCGGCGGTCCTGATCCTTCTCGACACGGCGACCGGCGTGTGGGCTGGAATCGTCTCTGGCAAGCAGATCACCAGCGCAAGGTTCAGTCGCGTCCTCACCAAGTTCTTCGGCTATGGCGCGGTCGTCTACGTCTGCTCTGCGGCAACGAAGACACTCGCTGGAACTGGCCAGCTTCAATCGACCGCCATCTCTGGCGTCCTCGGATTCGTTGTGCTGACGGAAGGGATCTCGATCTTAGAGAACGTTGGGAAGATGGGCGTTAAGGCGCCACCGTTTCTCAAGCAATGGCTGAAGGCGAGATTGAAAGACCAGGTCGAGATCGACAAGTAAGACTTCACCTATAGGGCCCCACAAAAAGGGATCGTGAGTTATACCGGCGAAGCGCACGCGGAGTAGTCGGGTGAGAAGGTGGGGACCGTCATT